TTGGTGGTGCTACTTCAAGTGCTGTTACTCTATAATCTAAAGAATTAGAATCCGTGGATCCATCTACACCAACTTTTGTCTGTAATGCTTCAATAGCATCATTTGTGTTTGTGTGTAGCTGAGAATGACCTTGTAAAGAATCTGTTGATTGTGGATTTGTTAAATCGTCTAAGCTTGCTGGGAAATTAGTTGCCAATTTCGCCTCCGTCTAGTAATGTCAAATCAGCAAAATTTGGATCACTATATGTTGAATTTGGAGCACCGCCATCAAGTCCTATTATAGCAGGAATTGTTTCAACAACTGACTGATTATTGTTTATATCAGTAGTAAAGTTGATTGTTTCCTCCAAGTTAATTGTGTGTACATCGCCATCGTATGTATGTGTATGCATGTAAAATGGGGCGGGATCTTCAGAAGCAGGTGTTAGATCAAGCCAAGTTAAACCATTATGTATCTTTATGTTTTTAGATACAGTATTAAAATAAATATCTCCAGCAGATCCAGTTGGATCCGCTTCAAGAGTTACTAAATTTAATAATGACTTAAACTTGGCCATATCTAAATCCTTATCCTATAACTACTACTCTATATTCTCCAGCTGAAGGAGCTGTAGCAAATTTAATATTTACTGTGTTTGCATTTGTATGCTCTATATCTGTAAATACCTGTTGATATGGAGATGCAACTTCGTAAATTTGAACTACTACATCTTGAGTATTTAAGTTATGTGTTACTGTATATGATGTTGCAGAAGATGCAAGGGTTTCCTTGTACTTTCTTGTAATCTCATGATAATTTGTGCCATCATTTGTTAACTGCCATTGATCTGCTGTTTCATTCCATAAAACTTCTACATCAGCAGAGTCTCCTCTTTCTACCTTCAATCCCGCATCTGCTGAGGGGGTTCCAGTTACGTTAGAGTTTAAAACAACCTTATTGTCAACTATGTTTACTTCTGTTGTGCTTATTGAGTTAATAGATCCCTGAACATCTAGGTTTCCATTAACGGTAAGATTTCCAGAAACAGTTACATCGTCTGGCAATCCAATTGTTACAGCAGCAGTTTCTGAACCAGATCCAGATACTGTAATTTCATTTGCAGTTCCAGAAATTGTTGCTACATAATTTCCTGTAGTATCAGTTCCTAGTGCTACTGAATTTGGCTGAACAGTTGTTGTTATGGTGACATCACCAAGGTTAGTCATCGTAGCAGATCCAGCTACGTCTCCAGAAAGTGTAATTACTGGGTCTTTAGCTAAACTTACATGACCATTTGTAACAGAAAAGTCTGTTGAGTCAAAGCTAGCAATACCCTTATTGGTATCAGATGCATCTTCTCCAGAAATTGTAATTGTTCCTGATGAAATTGATGTATCTATTCCTTCTCCACCAGATACCGTTAGGGTTTCTGAAAGTAAAGAAATTGTGTCAGTACCAGAATCTGAAGCTATATCTAAATCTGTTGATATAGTTGTTGATCCAGCAGCAGTTAATCTACCTTGTGCGTCAACTGTAAAGGTTGGGATTTCTGTGCTAGAACCATATGATCCTGCAGATACAGATGTATCATCTAAATCTATTGTTGTTTCGCCAGATACATTATCGTATGTAGCCGTTAAGCCAGTTCCTCCAATTACAGAAGAACCAATTACATCTTGAATTACATCGGTAGCTCCAGATGCTGGAATCCATGTCGTTCCATTGTAAAAGTATAAAACATTATCTCCAGTATCAAAATATATTTGACCTGCTACTGGACTTGAAGGGGCACTACCTAAATTCTGAATTCTGGCATTGAGAAGTTCATTTTTATTTAGGTCGACGCTTACCAAAAATTTTCTTGCCATTTTTTATCTCCTTATGATAGGTATACTGTTCCAGAAAATGGTTGTGCCATTACTAGTGTCAACTCATCAAGAGAATCATAGTTGATGCCTGTTTCAACGACATCTCCAGAACTTGATTTAATTGTTACACTAGGACTGTATCCTAAATTATGTGTTATTTGTATAGAGTATTCTCCATTTACAGGGCCAACAACCTGAGACAATTCCCATGATGTTGAAAATGAAACGTTTTGTGTTGTAGCAAACTCAACTACATCCGCTCCAGACCAAGTAACATTAGATGGTTTTGGGCCATAAAATGAAAAGGAGTTTTTATCATAATAAAAATCTCCTTCTAGGCCAAGGTTTGAGGACGGTATGCCGTTACCGCTTAATATAGTCCTACCCCTAGGTCCTTGTGTACCTGGGGATGAAATAATTAATCGATTTTTTTGTTCTACAACTTTAACAATTTCGGCCATTAAATAGTCACGCTCCTACTCAATGTCATAAACCCTTCAAGCAATTTAATCCTATTGCTATTTGAGTCTACTACCATAATGTCATAAGCTGACTTAGGATAAAACATTTTATTTGTTTGAGTAGGAGTGACTTTAATAGTTAATTTTCCATTTGGCTCGTCAATAGTAATTCCACCAGCTGGAGAAGTTAGCGTAAAAGCTAACTTATTTCCGCCTTTTGTGTCTCGCACCTGCATTTTAGCGGATGCGCCAGTAAGATCAATAGGCGTTACCCCATCCTCTTCGGTATATTGAACCTCAAAGGTGAAAGTAGCATTTTGATCTACTTCAAAATTCTTTTGTACTGCCATTTGCAAAATCTCCTAAAATAGGAAAACTCCTATGCCAATTTTAGCATAGGAGCTGTCCTAATCGACTACTATTTAAGCTTGTGTTTTTGTAAATCCAAATGAGTTCTCGTTTGGATTTAATGCCTTTAAAATAACTGGTAAGCATGCTGCAATACCACCCTTAATTAAATCTCCTGGGTCTGTGTTTCCAGTCATGTACAGGGCAATAGCGGCGCCAAGAAAATGGCGACCATAGCTTGCTAACGCTGCTAGAATTTTTTCTTGCATTGTTACCTTTCCATCATTATTAAGATCTTGATTCATTAAGACCTCCTATTACTGGGCACCTTGCCCAGGAATTTTGGGTTTCCCCAATATTATAATTGTATCATTATGCAGTAATATCTACAAGTTCGCAATTTCCATCTGAAGAGCATGCCATTGTTTGTGATCCAAGGGTGCCGTCTTCAGTTTCATAAAAAGATAAATCTTCCCATCTAATTTTATTTGGCATCCTAGACAATATCTCTAAATATTCTTGCTCAGAAACTTCTTGATACGGAGCCTGCTTATAAGAATGATCAGAATATGGAAGAAATGAGATTCCAGAAACTTCATCAAAATGTTCCCACACCCATGCCCCAACGGCCATCCATTCATCTTCATGAACTGAAACTGTTATAGATGGCTTATGCTCACACCATGCTCTCTGATATAGCAACCATAGCTCTAAATGCTCTATAGCTGTTAAATCTTTTCTAAATGTTGCTTTTTCTGGAGCTTTAACAGGAAAAGAAAAAACATAAGTGTTATTCGGATTCATAAAGTCATCTTCGCATGGTATTCCAATTTCTTTTAAGAAATTAGACAAAGGATCTTTTTTGTCTCCCCGCACTGTTCTAATATAATACTCGGAATGCCACGGGTGCATGCCAGAAGATACTCCTGTAAGCTGTGAAACTGTTCCAGATGGCTTAACACAAGTTATTGCAGCTGAAGGGTTTATTCCTATTTTTTTAGCTTCGGTAATGTTTACAAATCTAGCTCTAGATCTTAGTCTTTGTAATAAATGCTCTAATCTAGAGTAATTGTCTTTTTTCAAAACTTCAAGGTCTAGGCCGTCTTTAGATTCGGTAAAAGAATCTCCTTGCCCTCTAGCTTTTCCAGAAAATAATGCATTACCAAATTGACCAGTGAGGGAAACTCCCAAAAGTCTTTCCTCTTCTGTATTTTGTTTCCAAATATCTCTTAAATATTGAAATTCTGTTAAAGTAGATTGCCACGTTCCTAAAATAGAAGCTAAATCTACTTTCTTAGCAACCTCTTTCTCAGTATCATTTTCTCTTATGACAACCTCTGAAAGATTGCAAAACTGATATGGTCTTAAAATAATTTCAGAACATGGATTTGTTCCATAATGTATATCTGGGTCTCTACCATATAAAGCAGCTTGTTTTTGTGCAGCAGCAACATTATAAATTCCACGTTCTCCAGACTTAGAGTCATAAAGATTTTTCCACTCTGCAATAAATTGTTCCATGGGCGGCTTTCTTGAGTATGCTACTGAATTGTTTGATAATGCACGTTGAGAATTATTTTCCCACCAATTACCAGACTTAGCATGAGCCATTTCTATATCATTGATATTTGATAAAGAAATCATTGCTGATCTACGAACTCCACCAACAACCACAACTTCTCCAATTTTGCACATAATATCGTGACACTCAATTGGCTTAAGTTGTCTTCCTGTAGCTCCCCTTACAGTTTTTATTGTAAAATCAAATAAATTTATAAGTGGTTGTGGTCCAGAAGACCTTCCTCCCATAGTCTTAAGTCTTGCTCCAGCTGGCCTAAGATTAGAAACATCAATTGAAGGAATTTTTCCTTGCCAAAGTGATTCTAATAGCTTCCTATAAGCGTCAGCCCATCCAGTTTTAGAATCTTCAACAACTATAACTTCATTTACTTTTTCAATTAACTCTGGAACTAGAGGAATCTGATTAATATATTTATACTCTACAGAAAAACCTACTCCAGAACCACACATTAAAATATACATTGTTTCATCAAAGGATCTTAGGCTGTCAACTGGAAGATATGAACAGTTATATCCAGCAGCGTTATCTCTTTCAAGCGCAGGGCCTGCGGTCATAACGGCTCTCATAGAAGGCATAACATTTCTAGAATAAACAGCATCTTTTAAATTAGAAAGAAGTATATCGTCTGGAACATAATTATATTTATTTTTTAAATGATTGAGCATAAAGTTAAAATATCTATCTACAGTTTCTTTCCAAGTTTCTCTTCTGTTTTCATCTGGAATCCATCTAGCATATCTAGATATAGCAATAAAATTTTCATATGGATTTTTTATATTGCTTGAAAACTTATTTTCTTCAATATAAACTAAATCTTCTTCTTTAAAGTATTCGGAACAAACCGAAAAATTCTTATCATAAGAATCTTTGTATTCACCCAATAATGACATATAGCACCTTTTCCGCCTAACGGCTGTAAATTTAAAATTAGTAAGAAGATAATTCTACCAAAGAACTTTATAGAAGGGAAGAACTTTTAATATTTTTATAGTAAATAAATTATAACATTATTAGTTAACTATAATAATATTTTTAGTCAACTAACTTGACATGTACTATAAAACAATGTTATTATTATAGTCCGTTATCTCTAATGGAGGAAATGCCAATGGAGAATATGAAAGAAAAACTTAGTGATGTAATACATCATTATGTTGCAATAGCGGTTGGTTTGATGTTTTTATATGCTGGTACGCCAGTTATTATTGCACCGCCAGCCAATGCTTTAAAATCTGAAGTGCCTGCTGAATATTTAGTAGCAGCACCAAAAGAAGAAAAGCTAAAAGCAAAACAACTGAAAATAGAAACGCTGGAAAAATTCAGCAATACTGTATATAAACCTTCTGAAATGTTAACAGATGTAGAATTGGTAAAACTTCTCAAAGCTGTTGGTTTTGAAGGGAGCGCCCTTAAAATGGCGTGGGCCATGGCTAAAGCGGAGTCCAATGGACGCCCTATGGCATACAATGGCAACAGGAGTACTGGAGACAGTTCCTACGGAATTTTTCAGATCAATATGCTGGGTACTCTTGGCACAGATCGTAAAGAGAAATTCGAGTTGAGATCAAATGTACTATTATTTGATCCAGTCATAAACGCAGAGATAACGTACTATATGACTCAAGGCGGGAAGAATTGGTCATCATGGCCAAATTCTGTAGCAAAAGCAAAGAAATTGATTACTCAATTTCCAAAGTAGTTAGGAGTTAGACATTAAGGTACAAATAGTATCTAAATACTTAACTCTTTCAAGAGAGGGTCTTGTTCCACAAATGGATTGCCCATTGGATCAAGGCCTTCTTTTTGTTAATATAGACGGGGAAGATAAAATATTTATATACTGTCTTTCCTGTAATTATAAAAAATATATTGGAGTTCACCTATATAAAAAAATGGAAGGTTTAATGAATGCCATTAACAAATGAGTTTGATGAAGAATTGAGAAATATTGTAGCTAAAAATATACCTTGTGTTCATATGCCAGGACTTTTATTAGCAGAAAAAGCATTAAATGTTTTTAAAGTATATCTACAAGAATCAAAGGATCGTGGATTAAATACTATTGACGAAATATTAGAGGATATGAAAATTAAAAATGGACAATGAAGAAAATAGCTCTTTAGAAGATAATTTGCCCATGGTAAATTACATAATGCTACACAGAATATACGATATTATGACACTTATTGCTAATGAATTAGCAAAAGATGAAGAGTCTAGACTTAATATATCTAAAATGATAGAATACCATAAAGAAGGGTTCTTGCTTGGACCCTCTCCAGCTTATAGATCGGAAGAAAATAATGGATAAGGATAAAGAGTCTGTTGTAAATTTAATGGTTAGAGTTTTTGAAAATTCCAATAGATTTATGGCTATAGGTAGTGGTATGAGTGAAGAAGAGGCGGATCAGAAAATTGAACAATCTCGTCCAACTATGATTTACTTCATGTCTGCTATTTACGATAAGTTAGAAGAGAATGATATTATAGTATCTAATTAGTGCTATAATTTATATATGGCAAGACACTTTGCAAGAAAAATGATTGGTCCATATTTCCCATATGACCATAATAGACATGGTTGCCATGATATTAATTGTAAAAGTTGTAAAAATAAAAAAAACAGCTTTATACAAAAAATAAGAAAAAAAATTAATAAATATTAATAGTGGTCGAGCTTTTGCTCCTACTATTAAGCACGTAAGTGCAGCAAATCCCGATTAGATCCGCCTCTAATTGGGATTTTTGCTATAATCTATACATGTATGATAATAACGATATATATTTTGATAAATATAAGCATATAAAACTGGATGAAGGAGTCCATGTGCTAAAAAATTTCTTAACTGAAGAAGAATGCGAATCTATAAGTACAATTCTAGAAAAAGTTAAAGATATAGATTGGCATGGTTCAAAAAAATCTCCAAATTATTTATTAGCTAAAAACAACGGAAAATATGAATTAACAAATAAACTTATAGAAATAAATCAAAAATACAATAATATTTTTGATAAAAAATATAGAATAGATGGGCCTTCGTCTATGTCTGTAATGAGATTTGGTTCGGTATGTGAATTACATGCAGACAACTGTGAAGAAATTAATTATGATTGGATCTGGACGGCAGTAGCATACTTTAATGATTTTGATGGTGGAGAAATATCTTACCCAAAAAAGTCTATAGTTTACAAACCAGAAAAAGGAGATTTATTATTTCATAGGCCTGACTACGAATACGAACATCAAATACTTGAAGTTTTAAGTGATAAACGATTTATAACTTCCGCTTATATCAGAAAACATTCTTATAAGCCTTAGCTTGTTATGTCAGAAAATGTTTTTCTTAAATAAAAATCTTTTTCGTAAACAAACCCAGTAACCATATATCTTTCACCAGAAGTTACTGCTTTTACTCCATGAGAATATTCCTCATATCCAGAATGAACTACTAGCATGCCTGGTTCTGGTTTTAAAATTATTCCTTTATTTATGTATACAACTTCTCCTCCGATATAATCATCATTGAAATACATTATATATCCTTTAGTAACATAGGCGCTTGTGCTTTCTCCAGAATTAGTTTCTTTATAATCAAATCTATCTGCATGAGGGTTTATTGCCCATTCACTATTTTTATCAGAAACATACTTTTGCAATACCCTTTGCCAGTTAACCATGTTCTTATCATCATTAATAAGTGATTCTACTAAATTTCTATACTTTTCGTTTAATAACACATTAGTTTCATCAGAATAGTTTTCATGCTCTTTCTGATAAAATACACCACGTTTTTCCCAGTTGTTTATGTCTCTGAAATCTTTAATAATTATTTCAATATCTTCTTTAGAAACAAAATTTTTCACCACAAATATACCGTCATCTAAATATTCTTTATTCATTTATTTTCCTTTTAAACCACCAATGTTCTGGTTCTGCATAATGAAGAAATATCATTGATACAGAGTCTGATTCAGTCATTTCTTCTCTCCAGTGAAATTGATCATTCCCATAGTATGCCAACGCTTGATTTTCTTTAAGAATATATTCTTTGCCGTCTACCCATATCCCCCAAGGATTACTTTGATTCAGGCACAGATCTAGGGTATAAGTACAAGCATTGTCATCTTTGTGTTTTTCTAACTTAGAACCAGGACCTACATACCTAGAATATACTGAATATGTAGGGAGAAGTGTTTTACTACCAAACACCTCTCTGGCTATGTCAGTTTTTGACATTAATATCATTTGAGACATTGGATCGTTAGCGGTATATCTTTTTCTATAGTCATCATAAGCTAGATCTTTATTCTTAATCATAGAATAATAACTTAAAGCGTTATCTAGCTCCTTTTCAGTTAAAAGTTTATTAATAATTTTAGGAAAATTCATTTATGCTATCCCAATAGGTAAAAAAAAGTGCGGCGGAAGT